CTGTGACTCCCGCTCTTTTGCCTTCTCGATTGCGCTTTCCAGCATGCCGTCCTTTATGTGCTCGAGCTCTGATACCGGAATGCCTTCACCGACAAACCGCGCCCAGTCCAGCCCATAGCGGGCAGCAAACTGGCGGGAGCCTTTCGCGCAGAAGTTGAGCGCGCGCATGTCCTTGACCGTGACCCGCGTCATCACTTCTTACCGCCGTCTGAAAGGATTGGCTTCGTGGCAAGGTCGCCATACCAGACGATGTTCGGATCTCGCACCAGCACTGTCCCGAATGCAACAGGGATCGGACGGCCTTCTGCAGCTGTCGGCACATCACCGGTCTGGATGGTTGCGTCCGGCGCCTTCGGTGCATTCATGATCGAATACACCGCGACAGCGAACATCGCTACATAGAAAACATACGCAACCCAACCGAATGCCATTAGAAATTGCTCCCTTCCATCGGATTCTTTTGAGGGATAAACGGAAAGCCGCCGAAGTTGTCCGAGTTGCTGAACTTGCTCGCGCAGGTGGCGATAGTGTGATTGCAGCCCGGATACACCCTCACAGCAAGGCCGACGTACAGGTCACTGCACGGCAGGCTGATCACGGCATTCGCGCCAGTGTTTGACGTGATGAACCGGCGCTCGACGTTGCCGCTTGGCAGGTCAAACTCCACCATGCCCCCAGCGAAGTAGTTATCGTCGAACGCGTCAATCTCCGGCGCAGTGATCGTTGCTTCGCTGACAGCCGTCAACACCGCATCGGTTTGCCAGTCTGCCTTGTCTATTCCGCATTTCGTTCCGTACAGAATGTGCGGGCACTGGCGCTGGTACAGGCGACGAAGACCAGGTCGCGCAAGGCTGCCGGTGACTGGTTCGCAGTGGATCGATACCGTCGACGTGCGTTCCCACTTCACGTTCAACACCCTGCCCATCCAGATGACAACACGCTCCGCATCTGGATCTGCTTCATGAAGCCGGAAGATCGACAGCGTGACAACCTCGGCCGGTGGCTGCACTCGGTAAAGGTCTGCCACTGGCAGATTCCGTGGAGCCTTGAGCGTCATGTTGTTTCGCGCTTTTTCCATCGACACTTCGACAGAGCCGCGCTGCATAGGGGTGGCTGTATACGTGTCCGCACCATAGACGACATCGTGGTCGGCGCTGGTGTAGTAGTAGCGATCCAGACCGGAGCGGAACTCGTACAGCTCGACGGGTGCGCCAAGCTGGACGGATTCTTCGTAAGCGTTAAACGTCATCGCGCACCGTTCTCCAATTGACCGCGCACTCTGCCCAGTCGTCGTGTTTCCATAGCAAGGATATGCTATCGGTATCGAAGCGGGCAACAGACATCCATGAGATTCGGTCGACAGTTTCAGGCGTGATGTCTACGCCAAGCGCGGAATTGATTGTCAGGCGCTCCACCGTGGCGCTCATTTCGTCGATGTCAGTGATGCGTCGATACAGCACCGTGCCATCCACCAGCTCGATCCGGATGTCCCTGCGGTTGATATGTCCCCACAAGTGCTTCACCAGGTAGCCGTGTGCCACGTCGAGGTAAACAGACGCCGAGTTAGCATCGGCCACCAGTTCAATGTCAGGTGTGAACGTCGGCAGCCAGACCGTCTTCTGCTTGCCGCACTGCGAATAAATGAACTCCCGCAGAGCATCGATCTCGTCTTTGCCATCAGCCACCCAGTGGTGATTGATGATGTTGAACGGCATCCCTGCCTCGTCCTCAAACGAGAACTTCCCTAACCTGAAGTCGATCTCCTGCAGTTTGCGCAGGAAGTCGTGTGTGATGTCCTGCTGCCAGTGCGGTGCCTGGGTGATAACCGGCAGACCCCTGTAAGTGGTAGGGCTGTCCGCGGCAACGGTTTCGGTCTCGAACAGCTTGAAGGCGCACATGCCGTACTCAGTGTTACGGGTGAACCGGTTCAGCTCCTGCTTGTCACTGAGCAGGCCAGTCACAGCCGGATAGACAACAGTGCCGGCAGGCCATGTCATCGTTGTCGGTCCGTTGAGGTTGATCAGATTCCCGACTATGGTATCGATCTTCACGATCTCGAACGTGAAGGCTTCAGTCATGATCAGTGCGTGCCCGCCTTCCTGCCAGTTTCCTGAAACCCTGTCGATGCTGAAAGAGGTTGATCCGGATGCCAAGCCGGAATAGAACACATTGCCTTCCATCCAGAAAGGCACCATCCAGACACGCGCGCCCCAGTTGAACAGCATCGCCTCGAACTTCCTGCGGTCGCTGTTGTTGTCGATCATGAACTGATAAGCCAGCATCCTGCGCGGGCTTGCGCGCAGCGCTATCCGTTGCTCTGTGCCGTCGTAGGCCGTGAGAACATCAGTTGCCCACTCGAGCCGTTCCTCGATGTCGCTTCCCCAGTGCGGCCGGAATGTCCATGCAAAGATGCGCTGGCCAGAAACAGCAACATCGATTCCCTCACCTGACGAGAAGTTGAAGGTGTAGGTCATGTCAATGAGGCTCGGACCAGCTACCTCAACGCCAAGCGTGAAGGTCTGATCTTCAAGACCGGGGATTGAATACGGCACGGTGTAGGGGCTTGGCGGTGAAACTGTGAGGCCGGTTGAATCGCCAGACTCGTCAATCGAGATAAGCGTTTTTGCAGTTGGCCATGCGTTCCAGACCACGAACGATGTCAATGAATCGTTCAGCACATTGCCGACGTCGATCTCTACCGGGATGATGTGGAAGCGGTAATACCAGTCAGTGTTTCCAGCACCTGATTTTCCGACGTGTCCGCTGGACGTAACCGCAGGCATGCTGATCGGAAGGTTGTCTGTGAGCGCGTCCGAATCGCTGATCCCGGCTTGCTGGAAAGCATCGAACACCTACACGCCATCGTCAGATGAAAGGTTCGTGCTAACAGCATCGGCCTCAACATCGACCAGGCTGCCAGAGAACTGGCCAGCGAAGGTCGTCATTTCTGATAGGCCACGCCAAGGTTGCCGGTGTTCACCTGCCCACTAGCAAGCACAGGCCCGACCGGGTTCTTCATGCAAAGCGGGAACACCATCCAGTCAGTGTTCACGAGATCCTCTGGCGTGAGACTGGCGATGTTTATGATCGCCGCGTTTGCAATCCTCCCCAGCGGAATGTGCGCGTTGTAAGAGTTCGCAACGCCAGGCACGTCGGTGATGAAGAACTCAACAGGGATCAATACCGATCGCCCGTTGTAGTTGTTTGGCTGATGTTTCCACAGCTCACCGTCGTTGTTTTCGTCACTCCCGTCATCAAAGTAACCGCCGCCCCAGAACCGATTTGTGCAGAAGTGCACAGCTGAATCGCTGTTCTCGCCCATAACCGCAAAGCTCAGGCCGCTGTGTGATAACCGGACATGGTTTGCGTAGCTCGAAGATGTTGCGACATAGCCCTCGAAAACCCTTGCATTGTTGGCGTTCTGCCAGCTGGCGTTTGCCCATGAATTGGCGCAGACGTAATGGCCGCCTGTATAGGCGCCGTACTTCGTCAGAATGCCGAAGCTGAAGTGTGCATAGGCGCCGGCGCTGAACTCGACAACAGCATGCACAGCATCGCCATCGGTGAAGAACCAATACTCGATCGGCGTCAGGCTCATAAGTGTCTGCGCGTTCTTGCTGTGCGCGCCTGTCTGTGCAGTGAGCACCCCAGAGCCAGCCCATGCCGTGCTCGTGTTCATCAGCAGGTCACCGCCACCGGATGCGTCCTTGTAGCTGAAGTTGAACTTGACAGAGTCCTTCGTCAGCGAGAAGTACGTGTAGCTGCTTGCCGTGTATCCGCTGCCTGTGTCGCTGAATCCAGCGTTCGCAATGGCGAATGCCTTGAGGTCATTCATCAAAGCAGTGAGGCTTGCCGGTGTGCCTGTTTGAAAGCTCATGTCTTACTCCAATGCAAAGGCCGCGTAATTTCCGACATCTGAGCGGAATGCACTCTGCACCACCAGGTGGTCAATGCCGTCGATCTGGACGATGTTCTCCGATGCGTTGCCTTGTCCAGAAACGTAGAACACACCCTCAAAGTCCCCGAAGATGTTCTCCACGCTGGTACTCACACGACCCAGCAAGGTGACAGGGAATAGTGTGTAAGTTCCGTCGATGTTTGGATAGATTGGCTTATCGGCACTTGATGGCGAATGCAACGACGCCGCATAGGGGAATGTGCGGTAATAGTTGCCAGAATAAATCGAGTTGTCAGCCGAGTAGTTTTTGAACGTTGACCATGCGCCACTTTTTTCCAACAAGTAGAGTGCGCCGTCTTCACCTAGGCCACCGCCCGGGTTAAAGAACGCCCTGTGACTGTAAGCTGCTGACGAGTAGTCGTACTTCTTGCGCGTGACAGATTGCGTGCCGCCGATTGCAAGCGGATACGGATACTCGCTTGGCAGTCCAGTCGGCAGAATGAAGCCGCAGTAGGCGCTCTGGTACACAGTGCCGACTTTGGCGACGATCATGAACCGGCGACCGTTTGCAATGAACCAGTAAGGGATTGTGCTAGACCACAGGCAAAGATCGGTGTTCGAGCTGATGCCAGGCTGCGCAGTTCTGGCACTGCTTGGCACGAATCCAGTCGCACCGCGTAGCTCGACGTTGTAATAGCCGGCGCCGACGTTTCTGTATGCGCGCAGGTTTACGAAGATTTCATCGGTGCCGCCATTACCCAAGCCCTTCAGGTATACGTGCTCTTCGTCAAGCGAGATGGTCATCGTGCCGCTGGTTGGCAACGTGCCGGTCAGTGTGCCGCTGGTCACGCCTGAGTTCGTGCAAGAAAACGTGAAGGTGTTTGCGTCGACCACAGTCAACGACTTTGAACCGTTGCTGATTGTGCCGGTGGCAGATGATGCGCTGACGGTCATGTTGTTGCCAGTGCTGAAGCCGTGGCCATTCCATGTGACTGTCGCCGTGGATCCGCTGCGCGTCCAGCTGAGGCTTGACTTCGTGTCCGATCCTGTGAAGGTGATGGTGTTTGCAGCCTTCGATGCGATGGTCTTTGTAGCATCAGCCAGACCAGTAGTTGAAATAGCGCTGATGTCCACAGTGTCGCCAACGTCAAGCGTGTGAGCTGTCAGTGTGACTGTGAAGTTAGTCGAGCTGCGTGACCATGCGGCACCAACAAGAACCTCGGATGTAAGTCCTGCCTGCTCTTCCCATGCGAAGCCGTCATCGCTCATGGCGCCGATAGTGGCTGCGATAGTGAAGCTGTCACCGATGATGAAGTCCGCAGCGCCGTCGTTTATCAGGAAGCTGATGAAGTCGTTGCTGTAGGCCGTGCCTACCGTTGCGTCGGCCTCTGCGCCTGATACAGAGCCAACCACAGAAAATGTTCCAGTCGGGCCACCTGCAGTACAGGTCAGCGTCCATGTCTCGGTGATAGTTGCAGGCGTGGTGTCGATACCAGTGACCGTTCCGTTGCCGGTATTCCCGCCATTCGCCACAGCTGCCGCCGCGGTGCCGTATCCGGTGATCCACCTTCTGAACTTTTCGAGCAGGTCCTCGTGACCTGTCGCTGTGCCTGATGTCCACGTCATGCCAATGCCTGCTTAATTGATCCGCTGTTACGCTGGATGATGTTAAGGAACACTTCCTCGCCCTGCGAACTGCTCATGTAGTCCGAGACCATGTTCGGGTCGATCACGTTGATCACGCGAGTGTTCTTGCCGTCACCACCGCCCTTGCCACCGTTCGCAGCATGGCGTGGGTCGTTGCGTGTCAGCACCTCTTCGCCCTTCTGTAGTATCGCGGGCATTTCCCCTGCTTTCAATCCTGCGATGCCACCGGAATGGTAACGAGGCGCTGCAGCGAACATGGCAGGGTTCACCTGACGGATAGTTCCACCCTGACCCATGATGCCGCCTGTGTGCTTGACGCCTGCACCAGTGCCGCCAGCCATGCCACTGATGCCAACAACGGCAGAGCGGTAAGGCTCAGGAATGATCTGCAGGATCAGCCAGGTCGCCATCCACTGCGCGGCCATCTTCAGCATTGACTGCACCATTGAATTGGCGAAGTCCGCAATCGCGTCCTTCGCTGACTTCGTGCCGTTGATCAGATCTACGAACATGGTCGACAGGCCATTCACCGCATCGTTGGCGATCGAACTGGCGAAGCTGTCCTCCATGTTCTGAAGCGATGCGCTCAGCTCGATATGGGCTGCTGCAAGGCCGGTAGCGGACGCTTTCTGGCGATCCAGTGCCTGTGTATTGGCATCGATCTGCGCGGTCAGTGCAGGGTCACCTGCGGCGATCATGGTCTGCTGTTCAAGAAGACCCGCGCCCTGCGCTTGGGTGTCAGCGCGTAAGGTGTCGAGCTGCGTGTCCGCTTCCCCCTGCGTGATGTCGCCGATCCTGACGCGGTTGGAGAGGCTTTCCTCTTTTGCCTGAAGGTCGTTCAGCAGCTTGTCGAACTGCTCCTGCACAGAATCAAACTGCGCTTTGACCCGCTCCTTGCTCAGAAGCTTTTCAACCAGTGCCGCACCTTCTGTGTTCCCGGTTTCCTGCATGCGCTTGAGCATGTCGCGGTACTTGGCTTCGACTTCGAGGGTGCGAGCATCCGCGCCACGCCCCTCGATCTTGGCCAGTTCGATCTGTAGCTTTTCATTGTCGGCAATGGTTTCTTCGCTGCGCTTCTCGCGCGCCTTGCGTTCTTCATCGCCGATGGCAGCCTGGTTAGCTGCCGCCTTGCGCTTAGCGAGCTCGAGGTCGGTCAGCGCCTTGCTTTTCTCTTTCTCGGTGTCGGCTTCTGACACCTTGCGCTGCGCTTCCTGTATCTCGATGTTCGCCAGCTCAGCAGACAGCCGCTTCTTCTCGTTGTAATAACCGTCCAGCCCGATCTTGCCGGCGTCGAATACGCGCTCGAGTTCCCTGATGGATTCCTCTGCGTCAGACTTGCTCAGTGCCAGCCCATCAGCAGAACCGCCGACAGCTTTCTTGCCACCACCTGCAGCGCGCTGATTGTTGAGTGATTCAGCAGCCAGCCGTTTCGATTCCTCAGCGAGCTTTTTCCGTTCTTCGCGTTCCTGCCTTAACCGGTTTGACGCTTCCTGCCCGGCAGCAATGCTCGCGTTCATTTCGTCATCGATCGCCTTGATCGAATCCTCGCGCGCCTTCAGGATTTCGTCTTGCCTTGCCAGCAGCTCATTTTCTACTTCAGCGACCGTGGTGCTGGTGACCAGTGCGCCTGCCTTGTTGATAAAGGCAGCGGTTTCCGCATAGAGCACCTGAAAAAAAGATACTGTTTCGACAACGACGCGCTGAATGGCTGCACGTGCAATGGCTGGCAGGTTTCCGAACGCAAAGGCCATGAAGTCCATGACCTCGCCGAACGAACCGCCTTCACCGAGCACTTCAGGAAACTGCGCCTGCAGGCTGTCGAGAATCTGCTCGATGTCCTGACCGAACTGGTCAAAGGTTTCGCCTGCCGACACCATGGCCTCGACGAACGGCCCGAAGTCAGCCTCGCGGATCCACTGCGCGATGTCTTGCAAGCCGTTCGCTACACCGCCACTGGCACCGGACACGCGATCCATGTCGCCGACCAGCTCCATCATGCTGTTCTTGATTTGCGTTATCGACGAGCCGATGGTAGGCGGCAGCTTCTGGAACTCAGCATCGATCGTCTGTGCCTGCTTCTGCAATGCCTGAAGCACAATGTCTGAAGTGATCGCGCCTTCCTGACCCATCTCGCGCAGCTTGCCGATACCGATGCCCATACCGGCAGCGATCGCCTGTGCAAGCCGCGGCGTCT